ATTTTATCAGCAGTTAAAGTACCATAAGTATCTTTATTGCTAATTTGTTCAAACATACCTGCACCCCTTACAATAGGATTACCTTGTTCATCACGCTCATTGATAACACCATAAGCATCACGATTAGATTTTGAATACCAGTAGTTAGTTTCACATTCAATACGGAAACTTAAGTTATGCTGATACTCTTCGTAAGGCCAATACATTTCTTTAGTACCTCCACCTTTAGTGTCTAATTGTACAGTTTTAGCTTTACGATACTTAATGTTACCTTCATAAGCGTAACCTTTACGAATAGTACCTACATCACCACGTACTTTAACAGGAGCAGTGCTAGTAGAAAGTGAACCGAATGAACCAAAACTTGCTACCGAGTTCCAACCAGAAGCGTATAACGCACCAGTTGCTAATTCACTTGCAGGTAAAGTTTCAGAAAGATTTTTAGCTACTAATTTTACTTTGTAAGCCCAGTTACCGTTAGCGTTATCTCTACTAGTAATACGTAATTGATAACCTAAAGGAGAAAGAATAGTATATCCTACAGGGAAAATACCTTCGTTGAAGAATAAAGTTGCTTCAGTTCCAGATACACCGAAAGATGTAGAATAAGAACCAGTAGGAGGAGCTTGTAAAGGAACTGCTTTCATCATACGTCCAATTACATCATACTCGAATTCGTCACCATCTACTTCTTGAATAGCTTGCATACCTTCAGAAAGGTACATAAGAGGGAAACGTGAACTCTCTTGACCCATCATATGTGTGAGTACAGGAGCGATTTTGTCAGGTTGTGAGTTAATTAAACGAGCGAAAGAAGCATCATTGCTTTTCATTTGTTCATTCCACACTTGGTCTGTTAGAAATTGTGCCATTTTTTATTTATTTGTTTTTTTAAAGTGTTTATTTTATATCAAATAATATATCATCTGAAAGACCACTCTTAGGAACATTACCATTTTTTAATCTAGTTTGTCCTGAAGCTAATCTTTCTTTTAATGTTTGAGCAGATTGAGTTTTAACAGCAGCAGTAATATATTTACCTAAGTTAAATTTATTTTTTACTGCGATTGCTAAAGCTATTCTATCTTCAACATTCATATTATTTAAATCTTCTTGTAGTTGTGGAACTCCAGCTTTAGTTGGTCTTGACATATATTCCAACATAGCTTTTTGTTCTGCAACTGGAATATTAAAACTATGAACTCTACCACCTTTAATAGTAGAATCTATTGTGTTCCAATATTCTTGTATCTTTTGTCTTTTAACTGTATCTTCAGCTTTTGTTTTTTCAATTAAAGCAGCTCTTTCTTTTTCTTGAGAAGCAGCTAATTTAGTTGAAGCAACTTTTGATGATTTTTCTAAAGTACCAGCTATCTCTAAATCTTCAATAGCATCTTTAACTTCATTATCATCATAATCCATCTTTTTATAGAAGGTACGCATTACAGCTTTTTGCGCATCTTCATTAGTTAAATCAATTGACTTGTAATCAATTTCTGGTTTAACTGAACTAAAGAACTTTTGTATATCTTCTTCTTTAGCATCAGGGCCTAACATCTGAAGATAATCAAAAAAATTAGAACCTACTTCAGGTAAACTTTCTAACCATCCATTCAATTTTTTGTCTGCTAGTTTATCAGCAGCACTTTGAACAAATGCAGAAAGACCTTCTTCAGTTTCTTCAAATTCTTCTTCTAAATCTAGCTCTAAAGTTTCAGCTAAAGTAGAAAATAAATTAGAAGTAGCTTTAGGTTCTTCTTCGTCTAATTCTGTTTCAGGTTCTGGCTCAGGTTCAGGCTCTACAGGTTTTTCAACTTTTTTAGGTCTACCTCTTTTAGGTTCTGGTTGAGCTTCTGGAGCTTCTTCTGGTTCAGGGTCTAGTTCCGTTTTTGGAACAACTCCTGTCGGGTTTACGTCTACTTTAGATATATCAAAATCTAATTCGTCTAACCCTTCGTTTTCAATCGTGTCTGTCATTTTCTAATACAAAGTTAATTTGTTATTTTATTGTTTTATTAAGTTTTAATTTCTCTTATATATATAACACTACTTACCTTTAGGTCTTTTACTTGCAATTTTTTCTTTACTTTTCATCTCTTCTCTTTTTAACTGCATTTCTTTTTCTTTCATTTGTTTTTCATGCTGTTGTCTAGACAAATCATTCATAATATTAGAGTCAATTTGTTTATTCTTTAAAGCTAATTCTCTTTCTTTTAAACCAGCTTCAATCATAGATTCTTGAATAGCAACATTATCGTCACCTTCGTCCATACCTAATGCAGTAAGTTCAGTCTTACGTAAATCCCATTCTCCTTTTCTATCAATAGCTTCTAAGTTATACTGATGTTGTAATTCAATAACTTCTTTTTGTTTATCAGCCATAGCCATTTCACCTTCTTGTGCTTGTTGAGCTACTAATTGATTGTATTCTTGTAACTTACGTTCAGCAACTTTAAGTTTAACTTTAGCTTGAGATATAGTTTCTGAATCTAATACTTCAGCAATAGTAGAAGCAGCAATACCATTTTGCATCATTGGTTGAGCAAGTTGTTTAATTGTATTAGCTCTTTCTTGTTCTTTGCTTGAATTAGATATAGCAATACCATACTCAGTTTCACAATGCTCAATTCCATTAACGTCCATATAAACTATACTAGTAGAATCAGGCATTACATAGCTTCCTTTTTTACCATTAATCCAAGCTATTTTAGAATAATCAATTAAGCCTTCTAAATCTCTTTTCTTAAATTGTTCAAAAAGAGTAAAGTAAGTTTCAGTAATTAAAGAACTTTGTAATACTGCTCTTTCTACACCACCTACAGTTTCAGAAGATTGAACTTGACCTTCTCTTTGTCTTGTTATACCACAAACTTCTTCCCATTCATTTTTAATAAATGCTAATAAATCTGTGTACATTCTAATAGTTTGAGAAGCTAACTGAAGTCTTGTTTGGTGAGTATTATTCATTTTAACTGAATCTTTACTGTAATCAACAAACAACATACTTACTCTATCAGCATATTCTAACCATTTATCCATTGACCAACCTAAAGGTTTCCAGTTAATATCAATTAACGCCATATCATCTTTCATTTTAGCCATAGCTAATTTAAGACGATGAAAAGTAGCATTATATAAAGTCTGATAAGGTACTCCTAAAGAAACTAAAGATATATTTGTAGAATTTACGTTAGACATAATTCTACCATTATAAGGTAATTTACATTTAGATAGATTATCTAAGTTACCTCTTTGATTAGGTAAAGCTCTCATTTTAACAAACATTGTTAAACCTATTCTATAACCTTCCCATACTTCACTTACCCAATGCCATGTAACTTTTTGGTCAGGAGTTGCTTTATATGATTCATCAACTTCTAAAGATTGAAATTGACCCATCTCATCCATAAACTCTACAATACCAATTTGTTTACGTGATTTCCAACATACATGCATTACTTCAATTAACCTAGACCACATTTTGTTGTTCAAACTTCTATCATAAAATATAGAAGAGTTAGAAGTAAGTGCTGGTCCTGATACAGCTAAAGTATCAATCATTTTAATTTGGTCTTCATCAAGAATATCATAGAATGTATCTATAATAGAAGAAGGATGCATATATTTACGTCTTACAACCCAATCTCCATCTTCAACAAATTGTATATCAGGGTCTTTATCAAAATCTATATCAAGTGGGTTAACTGTTTCATAAACAACTTCGTTATGAACTACATCTTTATGAGAATAAATTTCTCCACTTACTAACCAATGAAAGAAATTTAAATCTAATTTTTCATCTAAATGTTGTTGAACTTTAATATAGTTAATTGCGTTTTGACCAATGATAGCTCTTTTGTCTAAATAAGTAGATTCAAAATTTTCCTTAACCCTTTCAGGTAATTCTACTTCTTGTGATTCAACTCCTGTAGGAACACCTAATTCATTAAGCTTATTTACAAATAAAGATTCTAAGCTTTTGTTAATCTCTTCATTTAAAGATTCAGTCATGTTAGTAACGACATCTTCGTTAACTACATAAACCATATCTTTTTTAGGACGCTTATTATATTCAGAACGTAGTAAATCAACTTTAGTTTTAATAATAGGATAACTTTCTACATCACCCCAACTACCTTCCATAGGTTTACCAAAAGGTTCTGTAATTAATTTATAATCGTCTGTATGAATATTACCATTATAATAATCATATAATTTTTTTATCCAAATTTTTTGACTATTAGTTGTAAAAGTAGACCTGCCTATTATAGCATTAATTGTTATTTTACTCCAAGCAAAATCATCTTTTATTTTTTCAGCATAAGATATATTTTGATTTGGTATATCAAACAGCATTCCTACTTGATTAGTATTTTTCATTATTTCGATTTAATTTACAAAGTTAAAGATTCAATTCATTTTTACCAAATTCTGTATCAAACCTTCTAAAAAATTCATCTTCATAGATTGAAGTTTTTCTTTCACTTACTGGTGGTTTGAGTAATAATTCTTTTTTATAAAGCATTGCTACAAGCATTGCAGAAACTCTATCAAAGTTACCTTGATAGTCAAATTTAATAATTTCTTCAAGTAAAGGAATACTATAAATCTTATGAAGATTTAATTCTTGAACTCCATTTAAATCTTTATCTCTAGGTGCTAATAGCCAATCTTTCAAATAACTTACTGCTGTCTTTTTAACTTCTAAGTTACTCATACTTACACCATAACGTCTTCCTAATTGCTTACGTGGAGCGTCACTACTATCATAAACTGTAAGTTCAACTTCTAATCTGTGTAACTTTTTATTAATCCTAGCATAAGATTCTATATCGCCATCTCTATCATTTTCATATACAATTTTACAATTGTAATGTTCAGCCATATCAAATAAAGTTTTATTAAAATCATCATGTCTTTCTGGTCTAGCTACATACTCACATACAATTAAATCAAAAGGTTTAGAAAAATTATTTATTCTTTTAAAAACAAAAGCTGAACCCAAAGAGTCTCTTTTAGTAAGTTTTTTATCTTTTCCTTTATCAATAGCATAAGGGTCAACAGCTATATAATACAAATCATCAGGAACGTGACCATTCATTTTAAAAGGAGGTTGGTACATAATAACACAACCCTCTCCATCTACATCAGGTTTGTAAGGATAATTAAGTATAGGTTTTAAATCATCTTTTAATTCAAATTTAACTTTACCATCTGTATCTGTATAAAATATACCTGTGACACCTAAATGTTGTAATTCTTTACGACTACGTATTTCATTAATCTGTTGATTTAGTTCAGCTTTAGGAAAAATGTTAGTTCCCATTTTAATAAAAGCTTCTTGAGGAGTTCTAGGAAATTCTGCAAGATATGCATCAAGAGCATTTCTATCTTTTGAACTTCTTTTAAGTCTTTCAACTTCTTGTTCAATAGATGCTTTAGCTGATTCTATTTCAGATATACCATTACTTATAAAACCACCTTTAGAATAATAATCTGGAAGAAAATAACCTATTGTTGTATTGCTTTTTCCTTCATCATATATATTTTGATATGCTCTAAACCCATATGTTTCAGGGTCATAAAACATTTTTTCAAAATCTACTTGACCTCCAGCAAAATCACCACCAGTTCCAAAAACAAACATTTGTCCTGATACGTTAGTACCTTCTTGAACAAGAGCTTTAGTTGCATTATATGTAGCTAAGAGATTTCCAAATGTTCCTGCTTCTTCAAAAAGAACAATGTTAGCATCTTTTCCCCTAAGAATACCTGCATTAGTTTTTGTTGTAAACGCAAGTATCTTACTTCTAAAACCTAACTTAATTCCGTTTTCTTCAAAACCACTTTCTATTTCTTCTTTAGGTTTGTTAACTAATCTGTTCTTTCCAAAATCTGTATATTGTTGTAAAAAATTTAAATAGTTTACAGCCATACCCATTGTTTCTTCAGAATATGTAGATAATTCTGCTACAATAAGTGAAGTAGATGAACGAGTAAAGCTATACATGTATGCGCACTTAGCTGCATTCTTATATGAATATCCTCTCCTTCTAGGTTTAAGAATAATCATATGCTCACCTGCTTCTCTAGCTACTTCACATTCAGTAAAGTAAAACCAGTCACTATCCCAAAATGCAGGAAAAGTAACTTGTTTTTCTACTTTCTTTTTACTAACTTTTTCTTCATTATTACCAACAGCAGTTAATTTAATTTGACAAAAGTTAAGATAAAAATAATGTTCTCCTGTAATTCTAACTCCTCCTACAGAATAACCATTCATACAATAATGTTGTTGCAAATCCCAATACTCTTTCCAAGCTAAACTGTTTTTAGGTTCATCTATATAACATGGATTTCCTTTTAAACTATTTAATCTAAATCTAGTAGCTTCAGGAGAAAATTCTTGAGTATTAATATGACTAAAACTTACATCAAACATTATCTTTCCCTCTCACTAATTTGTAAATTTCCTCTAACCTTAGCTGCTTGAGTTTTGTTTTCTTCTTGTAATTTCTTTTGTAATCTTTCTAATACTTCTATATGATTAGGAATTTCTTTACTAACTTTTAAGAGAGCAGTCAAATCGTTCAACATTAACTCTGTTCCTGATACGATTTGACCTCTCTTATTATTTATACCACTTTTGTGTTTACCGTCTTTTAAATCTTGTTTTAATTGTTTAGTTATTTCAATTATAATTTCTTCAGATTCATGAAGTGAATTTAACATACTGTCTACAGTTCTAAGTGAAGGAGTTTTAATTAACTCTCTATATTTTAATATAGCTATTTCAACAGCTTCATCTGGTTCCCAATCTTCATCTACTTCATTAAAAATATCACTTTTTAATTTAGTTTTTCTTTCAGATTC